GCGATATGCAGGATATGGAGTTCACCATTGAGGACGGCCACCTGTATATGCTGCAGACCCGTAACGGCAAGCGTACCGCACAGGCTGCTCTGCAGATCGCCTGCGACCTGGTGGACGAGGGCATGATCACCGAGCGGGAGGCTGTCCTGCGCGTGGAGCCCAAGCAGCTGGATACCCTGCTGCATCCCCAGTTCGACGCCGCTGCCCTGAAGGCCGCTGAGGTCGTGGGCAAGGGCCTGGCAGCTTCTCCCGGTTCTGCCTGCGGCCAGATCGTCTTCACCGCAGAAGAGGCTGAGGAGATGGTCAAGTCCGGCAAGATGCCCAAGGTCGTCCTGGTCCGTCTGGAGACCAGCCCCGAGGATATCGTTGGCATGCAGGTGTCTCAGGGCATCCTGACCGTGCGCGGCGGCATGACCAGCCACGCAGCCGTTGTGGCTCGCGGCATGGGCACCTGCTGTGTCTCCGGCTGCGGCAACGACAACCAGGTCAAGATCGATGAGGAGGCCAAGACCTTCGAGATCAACGGCCACAAGTTCGTCGAGGGCGACTGGATCTCCCTGGACGGCTCCACCGGCAACATCTACGGCGAGCAGGTCGCTACCGTGGCTGCCACCGGCAACAAGAACTTCAGCCGCTTCATGGGCTGGGCCGACGCTGCCCGCCAGCTGCTGGTGATGGCAAACGCAGATAACCCTCGTGACGCACAGCAGGCTGTGGACCTGGGTGCTGAGGGCATCGGCCTGTGCCGTACCGAGCATATGTTCTTTGCAGAGGACCGCATCAAGGCCGTGCGTGAGATGATCTGCGCTCGTACCGTGGAGGAGCGTGAGACTGCTCTGGCTAAGGTCGAGCCGTTCCAGCAGAACGACTTCGAGGCCATGTACCGCATCATGGGCGAGCGTCCCATGACCATCCGTTATCTGGACCCGCCCCTGCACGAGTTCCTGCCCACCAAGGAGGAGGACATCAAGGAGCTGGCCGCCGATATGGGCATGACCTACGACGATCTGAAGAACGTCGTTTCCAGCCTGCATGAGTTCAACCCCATGATGGGCCACCGCGGCTGCCGTCTGGCTGTCACCTATCCGGAGATCGCTGCTATGCAGACCCGTGCCGTTATCAAGGCTGCCCTGAACGTCAGCGCTGAGACCGGCAAGATGATCACCCCCCACATCATGATCCCCCTGGTGGGCGAGGTCAAGGAGCTGAAGTACGTCAAGGATGTGGTCGTCGGCGTGGCTGACAAGCTGATCGCTGAGGCTGGCGTGGATATGAAGTACGAGGTCGGCACCATGATCGAGATCCCCCGTGCAGCTCTGACTGCCGGCGAGATCGCCAAGGAAGCAGACTTCTTCAGCTTCGGCACCAACGACCTGACCCAGATGACCTTCGGCTTCAGCCGTGACGACGCAGCCAAGTTCCTGACTGCTTACTACGAGACCAAGATCTACGAGAGCGATCCGTTCCAGCACCTGGATCAGAACGGCGTGGGCCGTCTGGTGCAGATGGCTGCTGCCGATGGCCGTGCTACCCGTCCCGAGCTGGGCCTGGGCATCTGCGGCGAGCACGGCGGCGACCCCACCAGCGTGGAGTTCTGCCACAAGGTCGGCCTGGACTACGTCAGCTGCTCTCCCTTCCGTGTGCCCATCGCACGTCTGGCTGCTGCCCAGGCTGCTATCAAAAATCCCAGAAAGTAAGATTGTTGCATGAAGATGCACTAATCGTGCAAAACGTGGGAAGATAAGCGTATGATAAACCTCCCCGGTGAAACTGAATGGTTTTGCCGGGGAGGTTTTTGTATATTAGGAGGAAAGTTATGAAACGAAAAGAATTGGAAGAGTTCAAGAAGAGATGGGAGGAAAATTTAGGTGGCCTTGGAGAAATGTTAAATAGTCCTTGGTTTGCAGTTTCAATAAAGTATGATGAAGCGGAAAAAAATAAGTGTTGTATTAAATTGGGACAATACGTTTTAAGATACTGGGCACAACTTCACGGGGTGGACTTATCGCCGTATGGCGACAAAGAAATTACAACGGATGAGTTTAAACAGGCAGTTACAAAGGCTCAAACTGAAATGAAAACAGATTTTGAAGGCGGTGAAGGAAACGCTGAAAATAACATATTAGATCAATTAAAACGAAGATTAAATATTATTTTATTTGGGACGACCAAACCAGAAGAAGATCAGAAAATCAAACTTGGAAAAAATGATTTGCTCAGTGCGTCAAATGTCGTTTTCTTTGATGAGCTATTAAAAACTGATGTGGGCGATCTTAAAACGATCATAGATGACAGAGAGATCGGTAATATAACGGGTGCACAAAAAAAGCACGTACATATAGAATACGAGGAGCACAATAAAAGAAAAAAACAAGAAATAGAATTGGACGATTACTATAAGGAAATGATAGTTCGTGGGCTTCGTTCACTAGAAAAAAATGAATGGATTAAAACCAGCCTTAAAAGAACTGCACAGAGTAGACTGGATTCATTATATCCACCCGAAACGCCAGATGAAGTAGAAGAAGATTCATATTTGACCGAATGTGGAGGATGGATAGTATTCAATGAGCTAGACTTAGAGTTGCGGTTATGTGAGAAGCACTTTCCACGAGCAAATTTAGTAAATAGAGAAACATATGATAAGATTTTAGAAGCACTCGTAGAGTGTAACGAAAAGGTGATTGACTGTGTGAGCGAGTTATGCGAGATAGATTGTAAAATGAATGGAACCAATATAGAAGATTGTCTATAAGCAAAAAGAACTACTAAGCTAGTTCTCAAAAAGACTAACAGAACCATTGCGTAGTATTAAAAGCGATACGCAATGGTTCTGTTAGTCTTTTTTTGAAATGTGAATAAAGTGTTAATAAAAAAGCGCGAGAAATCCGAAAAAAGGGGGGTGCGTGGGGCTTTTTGAATGTGTGATGAGAAACTATAATAATTGGCGTGATGACGACGTGACCAACGTTGAATCACAAAAATAGTTGATTTGCGAGGTATTTATTATGCTACAGAAGAATTGCGAAAACGAGATTCGAGAGCTGAGCCGGGACCAACAGGAAATGTTGGATGAACACATCGACAGGCTGAATAAAGTTTTTAAGGGCAAGGACAACTATGCCGGTATTGCCGTAATGCCGGAAAAATATGCACCTGTTGTCCGCGAAAACAAGGAAGCTTATCCGCTCAATGAAATTCAGGTGATTATCAAAAAGAACGGAGAACCGTTTGTAAAATGCGGCTGGAAAAGTGATGACGGAACAAGCAATTTTCCGCTTCAGTTCAGCGCAAAAACTTCAAAATCTGGCCAAATCTCTGGGAGCGTTTTTGTTCGAGGACAAATGAAATCGCCTATTGTGATTGACAGTTCAGACGAATTCGAACTGGATGGCTTTTACGAGCTGATGGTACACGCTTGCGATGAAGAGATGGGGTATCTCTGGGTCGGAGATGGAAAGAATGAGGGCTTGACCAGAATGGATTATCTCCTCTCTGGAAACCTTAATCGGAATCCTATTGAAAAGCTGATTGACCAGATGTATTTCCAGAATGCTACTTCGGAGGGTACGAACCATGAATAATCTGAACGGTAACAGAAAGAATGAATTTCGTCGAAAGCAAGAGGAGAAGCAGCGGAAGCTTGCTCTAAAAATCGAGGACGAAGCTGGCGAATTACGAGAGGGGAGCTTGAAGAGCGAGGAAGCCATTCCATCGCTTGACGAGCTTTGTGCAATGGGAGAGCGAGTTGAACAACAGACCACTTTTTCTGCAAAGGAGGCGATACGCAACAAAATCAAGGCAAGACGAGATGCTGAACGATACAAGACAACAAGCACGGACAGCGAAAAGTGGACTCCTAATCCGTTTGAAGATTCTAATGCAGCCGCTATAGAGTCTCCGAAAAATGAGGACACATTAAACACAACGAGAAAACACGCCGATGCCCAATCGACAAAATCAGCTGGGCTGAAAACCTCAAAACGGCGATCGATTGTGGAGATGGTTCAAAAGCTCAAAAAATATGTTCCCATCGTTGTCTGTGGAGATGTGTTGTACTATTACAACGGTTACTACTATGAAGCAATCGGCCTTGAGAAGCTGATAAAACTCTACCGAAAATACGTGGACTATGACCTTAACAACGAGCCGAGTCTATATGCGTACAAAGACTTGTATCAGTGTTGCACCACTGATCCGGAATTGGAACGTAGTGAGCCAGAGAACCAATCTATCCATGCACCTTTAGAAAATGGCGTCTATGATCTGATGAAGAAAGAGCTGAAGCCGCATGACCCAAGACGGTTGATTTTTACCTATATCAAGGCGAGCTACGATGAATCGGCAGAATGTCCGGTATTCAATAGCTTCTTAAAGCAGATTACGCATGGAAATCCTCAACTGGAGGAGCGTTTTTGGATGGCGATTGGATACCTGATGATTTATCCGGCACGAGGCAAGTTCTTCATTGTTATGGGTTATGCCAGAGACAGCGGCAAGAGCGTACTGGGTAACTTTATCCAACGGTTATATCCGAAGGAAAGTGTCGGTAATCTGCGACTTCAAGAAATGAAAGGAACGTTTTCATCAATGTCTTTCCTTAATGCGGTAATCAATCTTGAGTTGGATATGCCAAATGCGAAGCTCAATGCAGAAGTAGCTTCACGGCTTAAACAGATTACAGGCGGAGACTCTATTACGGTGCAACGCAAATATCTCAGCCCAGTAACATTAACAAGGCGAATTAAGTTTGTCTTTGCCGGAAATTATCCACTTTGTATTGACGGTGAGGACGATGCTCTTCAAAAACGGATTGTGTTTCTTCCTTTCAATGAATCCATCCCGGATGACCAGCAGGACTCTTACTTGGAGGATAAAATCTGGGATGAGCGAGATGCCATTGTTACCAAGTCCCTGCATTATGCACGAAAACTGGTGAAGCTTAACTACAAGTTCCCAGAAATTCCGCAGGTGGACGACGCAAAGTGCATTGTCAGAGACTCTATTGCGAAGACCGTAGGAAAATTTGTACAGGAAAGCTGTGATATGAGCGAGCCGAAAGCGGTGACTGCTACAGAAGACCTGTATAATGCCTACTTTGACTACTGCAAGGAGAAGGATATATGGGCGTGTAGCCAAACGGCGTTCACAAAAGGACTTACCCAAATGGGGCTGAAGCATACTCGTTCCCGGTGTACAGGAGAGGATATGATTGTCCGAAAGAATCCGGTATCTGCTTTCCAAGGAATCAAGCTCCGTCCGTAACTTCTGATTCTTCGATGATACGTTATACCTCTGACTCTAAGCACCATTAACGATAACCAAGGGAGGTATCACAATGCTGGAAATTGACGAAAAGGCGATGGCCTATTGTCTGGTGGAAGCTCTCTTTGCAGCAGGGGTAATCAACCTGCCCACCTATCAGAACTTCCTTCGGATGAAACGTGAGCAGGAGGAAGAACCGCCTGCAAAGGCTTCGTAAACAACAGAGAAAGGCTCTGGCGGAGGGGATTTGGCCAGAGCCTTTCTTTTTGCCGCAGAAAAGAGTCAGAGACAGTGGAGGTTAAATTTTATGAGGATAGCCGTGTACGCGCGTGTCTCAACAGAACATGAGGCACAAATCAACGCACTGGAAAATCAGTTGGAGTGGTATAAAATTGAAGGGTCTCGCCACCCGGATTGGGAAATCGTGGAGGTTTACGTAGATCAAGGCATTACTGGAACGCAAGCACAGAAACGGCCAGAGTTTTTGCGCATGATGGAGGATGCACAGAAGGGCAAATTTGACCTAATCATTACTCGCGAAGTGAGTCGCTTTGCACGAAATACAGTTGATACGCTGTCCTACACACGCGAGTTGAAAGCGCGTGGGGTGGACGTGTTTTTCATCAACGATGGTATCAACACCGCGACCAATGATGGTGAACTTCGGTTGACAATCATGTCTTCTATGGCACAAGATGAGAGCCGCAAAATTTCAGAGCGCGTAAAGGCTGGGCAGAAAGTCAGCAGAGAAAAGCACGTTCTGTATGGCAGCGGAAATATCTTAGGATACCGCAGGGAGAACGGAACCTATGTTCCTGACCCTGACCAAGCTGAAACAGTAAGGCTGATTTTCCAAATGTATTCTACCGGAGAAAATGGGCTGGTTAAAATCGTAAACGAATTATACCGCCTTGGCCGATTAGATGCAGGCGGCCATGTTTCGTGGGACGCTTCCAAGGTGAGCAGAGTCCTACATAATGCAACCTATAAGGGGTGTATTTGCTACAATAAATCCCACAGCGACGGATATTTGACACAGAAACGTGTTAAAAATCTGGACGAGAGCAGCTACATCTATGTGAAAGGTGACTTTGAGCCTTTGGTATCAGAAGAAATGTGGGATAGATGCCAGCAGATTTTGGCATCGAAATCAGCACGGATAATAGATGAAAATGGGAAAAAGCACAAGTACATGAGAAATACGCCAAAGTCAGTCTGGACAGCAAAACTGCGGTGCAGCTGTGGCGCAGGATTTATCCAGTTCAAGTGGCGCGTAAATCGGGACGGTGCAGTAGTTCATGGATTTCAGTGTTATCGCCGTACCCGTAGGCCAAGCATCAGCTATTTGCAGGAGCATGGCCTTGATTTGAGTATCAGCTGCCAAATCAAGGCCATCAGTGAGTGGAAGCTGGATTTGATGGCAGCAAAGGTGTTTGAACATCTCACATTTGACAAGGGAAAGACAGTCAAAGAGGTCTATAAAATCCTGAGCCGCTGCATGGCAGAGGAAAAGACGGTTCGTATTTCCAGAAAGGCAATGCTGGAAAAGAGCATCGCTAAGCAGAGAGAGCGGCTGGACAAGTATATTGACCTGTGTGCAGACGGAATCATCACAAAACAGGAATTGGCAGAACGGCGAAAGGGATTGGATGCGCAGATTGCAGAATTGCAGTCCCAATATGAGAATGTGGAACAGGAGGATGAGCGCAGTGGAACTCTTGATATGAATTTGATTGCGCAGAAGTTGGATGAGTGGCAGAAAGCATCTAGGAATGATGTTGACCGGGAGCTTATCAATAGCTGTGTGGCGCAGATCACGCCGCTGACGAATGAGGAATACCGCTGGGTGCTTGATTTCCAACTGACAGAAGTGCAGAGTGGAAATAGTGCCACTTGTACGTTGGATGGCTTTATGGAGATGGCTCGTTTTACGATTTCATTTGAAGAAGCCAAGGCGTTTAAGGCTTCCCGGAATCAGGGAATTCGTAAAAATGAGTGGCATGACCTCACAGTGGCCGTGGGTATCCGCACGAAGACTTGAACGTAAAACACTGTGTCAGTCGTGCCGGATGTGTCAGGATTTTCGAGAAACCTTTATTATATATTATCTATTATCCTATCGCTTTATCTAAGAGAGGAAATAGAGTAGAAGGGGTAAAATAAAGAATATATAAAGAGTTTCATAAAAACCTGACACATTTGACACACCTGACACAAGACAAAGCGTGTCTGAAAAAATTACAGTTATATATTATCTTTGTAGAAAGACCTGTGAGCAGTTTGATTCTGTCCACAGGTCTTTACTTTTTACTTGAAAAATGGAGGAAAAACAATGGCTGATATTATGGTAAAGATTCTGATGAAGGGTGCAAAAGCAATCGGGAAAACTGCCGTAATACTCATTATCTGGACCGCCCATAAACTTGAAAACAAGTAATCACATTAAAATTTTAGGAGGTAGTAGTTATGTCTGCAAATGTTGAAACCATGTTCTCTGTCCGTGAAACCCCTTGGCACGGTCTTGGCCGTATCGTAATTGATGCCCCTGCAAGTCGGGAAGCTCTGGAATTGGCTGGTCTGGACTGGCAGGTGGAAAGCCGCAATATCTATTCCGGCACAGGTGCTATGATTCCCGGCTATCGTGCCAATGTCCGCAGCACGGATGAAGCTGTTCTAGGCGTGGTGTCTGACCGTTACCGCATTGTGCAGAACGAAGAAGCGTTCCAGTTCACGGATGACCTGCTGGGTGAGGGTGTTACTTACGAAACTGCCGGTTCCTTGCAGGGCGGCAAGAAAGTCTGGATGCTGGCGAAGCTGCCGGAGAAATACATCATCGCCGGAGACGAAGTGACCCCATATCTTGTGTTCTTCAACAGTCACGATGGCAGTTCTGGTGTCAAGGTCGCTATGACCCCTGTTCGTGTTGTCTGCCAGAACACCCTGAATCTGGCTCTGGGCACGGCAAAGCGCATCTGGACTGCTCGCCACACCGAAAATGTTCTGCTCCGGGTGCAGGATGCCCGTGAGACCTTACAGCTTGCCAACAGCTACATGGGGGAGCTGGGCAAAGGTATCCATGAGCTGACCACCATCAAGCTGTCTGACCGCAAGGTGCAGGAGTTCATCAATGAGTTCTTTCCTGTCACCGAAGATCTGACCGATGGCCAGCGGAAGAACAACCTGCGCTTGCAGGAAGACTTGAAGGCTCGCTACTACAATGCACCTGATCTGGAATGGGTTGGCAAGAACGGCTGGCGGTTCGTGAACGCTGTTTCGGATTTTGCTACCCATGCAGACCCTATCCGTAAAACTCGCAACTACAACGAAAATCTGTTCCTGCGCACCGCAGAGGGCAACCCCCTGATCGACAAGGCTTACAAGATGGTGCTGGCAGCAGCATAAAGGAGGACGTATGAACGATGTGAGCAACCGGGCTGTCCGGGAATTTTCTGAGTTCCTGAACATCATCGAAGCCGATTTTCCAAAGCCTACTTGCACCACGGCATACGAGATCACGATGAAAAGCACCATTGTCAGTGCTTTAATCACGCTGGACATCGAAAAACAGATGGACGAGCGTTTCTGGAACCATCTCCGGGTGCAGCGAAACATTCTGGATTTCCTGTATGCCCTGTGGCTGGATGATGACCGTACCTTGGTGGATGAGTTTTCCACCATTATCAAAGACTTGGTGGAATATGATTTCTCTATCGCAGAAGAACAGCTGAAAGAGAGGTTGAACATTGCATGAAAAGACTTGTATCTACATTAAATTTATCCAAAGAGGATTGGCTCCGTTATCGCAAATGCGGTATTACCGGCACGGATGCCGGGGCTATACTTGGCCTGAATCCCTATCGCTCTGCATTTCAGGTATACCACGATAAAATCAGCGATACCATTGAAAATATCGACAACGAAGCCATGCGGCAGGGTCGTGACTTGGAGGATTATGTGGCACAGCGGTTCTCCGAAGAAACAGGGTTTAAGGTGCGTCGTGCAAATGCCATCTACCAGAGTGAGGAACATCCGCTGCTTCTGGCAGACTTTGACCGCCTGATTGTTGGGCAGAAAGCAGGATTGGAGTGCAAGACGGTTTCGCCCTTCTCTGCGGACAAGTGGGCTGATGGGAAAATCCCGGCTCATTATCTGGCGCAGGTTGACCACTACTTAGCTGTCAGCGGTTTCGACTGCTGGTATGTGGCAGCTCTGATTTTCGGCAGAGAGCTGGTAATCCACAAGATCGTGACAGATAAGCAGGTGCTTTCTGGTCTCATTGATAAGGAAGAACGTTTCTGGACGAACCATGTTGTGCCCCAGATTCCCCCTGCACCCAACGGTTGCGATTGTGACACCCAGCAGATCAACCAGCTTTATGAGGTAGACAACCGGGATAAGACCGCTGACCTGAGTGCCTTGCATGGACTTCTGGATAAGCGGCAGGAGCTTTCCGACCAAATCGAGCAGATGGAACAGGAGAAAACGGCCATCGAGCAGCAGGTCAAGCTGCAAATGCAGGATGCTGCCTATGGCACAGCACCGGGCTATAAGGTATCGTGGGTGTCCTCCGAAAGCAAGCGTGTGGATTCCCAACGCCTGCGGAAAGAGCAACCAGACATTTTCAACCAGTACAGCAAAAATGTAAGCAGCCGCAGGTTTACCATCGTTCATGCGGCATAAAACTTTGTATATGGCGGCAGGGAGTGACTTCTCTGCCGCCTTTTTTCTTGGAGGGTTATTATGGCTACGGAAAATCCATTCGTAAAATTATTCGCTATCGACTTCAAAGATCATCTGGAAGTCAAGAAGTCTGGCAATACCGAGTTAAAATATGTAAGCTGGGCGTATGCCTGGGCAGAGGTGAAAAAGCTGTATCCCGCTGCCAGCTATGAGGTCAAGAAATTCAACGGTCTGCCCTATGTTTATGACCCCATCACCGGCTTTATGGTGTATACCTCGGTCACGATTGAGGGCGTTTCGCATGAAATGTGGCTGCCTGTACTGGATGGCGCAAATAAAGCGATGAAAGCCACGCCTTATACCTACACCACCCCGAAATGGGACTACAATCCGCAGACCCGCCGCCGTGAAAAAATCGGCATGGAAGAACGTACCGTAGAAGCAGCCTCTATGTTCGATGTGAATAAAGCTATCATGCGGTGCTTAGTGAAGAACCTTGCTATGTTTGGTCTGGGCCTGTACGTTTATGCCGGAGAGGATTTGCCGGAAGATGCTGCACCGCAGCCGGAGGCAGAACCGCAAAAGCAGCC